CTCGGCTACTTTTCCATAGATAATTACTGTTGCCATTTCTGTGTTTTTCCTTTCTAGTGTTCTTTTAAGTTTAAGTTAATTATTAGTTAACTTTAAGGCGACATCTACGCCGTCCCGTGACGTCGTGGGTGTCACCCCGATAAGTCTTAAACGCCGTCCCGTTTTGCCTTTTCTGACGCCCCGTAGATTGTGACTTAAAGTTCCATCACAACCCTGTGGACAGTCTAATGTGATCCAGTATCGATTTGTGATTCTGTCGAACCGATACCCGATTCCGTCATGTTGCGACATTTCAATCTCACCGAGCTCGACCAGCTTTAGGAGATTGCGCTGAACCTGTCTAACGGAGCACCCAGCTAATTTAGCCAGGCGAGCTTGTGATGGATAGCAGCCTTCTTCAGGATCATCTCCAATGTGCCACGCCAGAGCCGTCATAAGGGCTCGAGCTGTGCCGGTGCTATGGGAATGGTTGAGAACGGCTGATAGGGCTTCTAGGCTCATTCTGTGCCTTCCTAGGGCTATACTGTGATTGCCCATCGTGGTTGGGTGACGCCTAAGCGTCGGGCTGTGACTTTTCTGTGGGTCACAGCCCTTTCACATTACTTGGACTTTATTGAATCAGCCAAGCCTTTGATAGCTTCGAGAACATCGTTATCAACTTGTGACTTTAGAGCTGTGTTGTAAATAGTTCTTAGGGTTTCTAGATCCTTGTTGGCTGCAGCCTCAGAAGCTTCCTCAATGTAGTTCCGAGACTCTCGTGTTGCCTTGATCATCTCTTCCCTTGATGGGCGATTTTTCGATGTGCTTAGTCCAAGAGTTGCAAGTCCGCGACCGATTGCAGAGCTGGCGCAATTCTCTAAGAAGCTTGCCCGGTTGATGTGAGTCGAGCCTCGAGTTTCATGGGCCCAATCTACTGATGCAGGTCTTACATCTTCCCGGTCAGTAAAGATCGAAGCTTGAACTACAACTTCTGTTTCATTGATTAGTTTGATTTCGGTAATGATGCGTCCCTGGGGCCAAGTCTTCCAGAACTTCTGGATGCGATCAGCAACAGTTTCGTAATTTGATAAGTCGAATGCCATCTGTGTTTTCTCCTATTTGAATGTGATAAAGGGTTTTGCATTTCGGGCTTGAAGTGCGATTACCTTTTCGCCCTGGTAGAGACCATACTTGATTCCGTTCATGAATGCCAGAACCGCTGACTTCTGAGCTTTCAGCGCGTTGTCCCAGTATTCAGCCTGAGTCTTTGTCGAGATTAGGTTAGACCAAAGAGACCCCAGCTCAATCTCGCCTTCCTGCAAGCCTTCGGATAGTTCCCTGACAGCCTCGTAAGTTGAATCGCTGCCATCGTAGTCTGGGGCTTTGTTTGAGGTTATGAAGCCGTAGAAGGCTCGTACAGCCTCTTTCATGTCCTTCTGAAGGGAATCATCCCAAACGACCTCAAACTCCTTCCATTCGCCCCCTGCGACCGCTACGACGATACCCCGCTCTAATCCTAGAACTTGAAGGTAATGTTGAACTTGAAGATTGTAGTGCTCAGGCAGCTCATCCCAGTATTGCCTGGTGAACTTAATCTCGAGGACTCCGAGCTTGCCGTCAGCCCATTCGATAATGCCATCAGGGTTGGCTTTTAGAATTGGGTTAGCAACGCTTTGCCAGGTGCCAGTCTCATGGACGGTTAGCCAGCCTTCGTTTTGCTCTCGGAATAGATCTCGAATGGGAGCTTCAAAAGCTGTGCCAAGTTTCATCGGCATGGATGGTTCTATCTCATCGCTGAGCTGGCCGGTCTTTTCAGCCCAAAGGCGATAAGCAGACTTCCATGGGTTTTTGTTCATTACTGAACCAATGTCTGAACCGCCAATTCCCTCGCGAGCATCGTGCCATTCAGCTGACTGGGGTTCAAAGGTTCCCAGATACCTACCGAAGCCTAAAGCTTCAATCTTCTGTGTGATTGTCATAAACCCGATCCTATTGACCGGCTATGACATTAGGGCTTAGGCTCGTCTTCTTTGGCTGTTTCGTAAGCATCTTGAATCGAAGCTCCGATTCCAAATGCGTCATCGTTTGGATCTAGTGATCTAACCAATGGGCCAAGGATACCAGCGATAAGGGCTGAGAAAGTTATCGTGCCAGGGTCTTCGATGCCGGCTAAAACCAATGCTCCGACCGCTGCCAATGCAGCTCGAAGGTAGCTCCATAAAGCCTTGCGTAAGTGCGCCCAAGTTTCTGGTTTCATTATTTTTCCAATCTTGCTTTGATAAATGGAACTGGATCTAGATAGCCTTTGCCGTTTGCGTTCCAGACATAGAACCGACCTGACTGAATCTCGAAGTGTAAGTGAGGGCCAGTTGATTCTCCGGTGTTGCCCGACTCTGCAACTAGGTCTCCTTGGCTAACTTTCTGGCCTTTTACGACTGCTATAGAGCCTTTCTTTAGGTGCATGTAAGTTGCTGTGTAAAACTTACCGGCATCCTTGAATTGGATCCTAACAATGTAGCCACCGCCAGCTGGTTCGCCGTTCTTGAACTTTAGTGTGCTAGGGCCAGCATAAGTGACCTTGCCATCAGCCACAGCGAATAGCTTGCGACCAATTGCGGAAGCGTAGTCTGTGCCGTTGTGGTGTTTTCTGTAGCCCAAAATTGGATGTATGCGCCAGCCAAAATCATAAGTAATCGGTGGTAATGGCTTTTTGTAAGGCCAGATCACTAAACTTCATCCTCGACAATAAACTGACCGGAGATGTGAAAATTGTCAGCCGTTGCTAAAGTCACCGGGCTGTTGTATGTAAAGTCCACGTTGAATACGGTGTTGCCCTGAGAGTCCATTGATTCCAAAAGCATCTCATTGGAGCCAGCTAATACGTGTCCCATAATTGGGTAGTTGCGTCCGGTGCTGATGTCATGAAGGCAACCATCTGCGAACTGGTAATTGTGCTTTGAAGTAAAGGGCAGGTTTAAGTAATACTGCCCAGTTCCAAAAGTAAGGATGTTGTCAAAGTCCACATCAATTCTAAAGTGAACTAAAGCAGCTTGTTTGATGTAGCTTCCGGTAAATAATGGATCACCCGAGAATGTAGGCTGTGTGCCTTTAGTGCCACCTTCAACTTCAAACTCTACTTCTACAGGTGCAACATAAGCAGGAATGCTAAGAACGCGAACTCGGCCAACTTGAGGCTGGATAATCTCAACTGGCATTATCTTACAATCTCCTGGTTCACAGTTATTACTCCATGAGTCAGAACTGCTACATCGCCGGTTTCCTCGTTATAAATCTCTAAACCGTACACATAATTTGAATCTACAAGAAGGCGTGTTTGGTCAGCTGTCCAAGTCATGTTTATTACAAAAGTCTCGGGATCTATTGTCGGGGTTGAATCGATAATCAATCTTCCAAAAGTAGATCTGCGAACCTGAGCCCTGGCAACATAGCCCTCGATGTCGATTGGGTCTCCCTCATCGTTTTGGTAGCTAAACTCTCTAATAAAAGTTCCTCCAGCGTCGATTGTAAAGTTATCTTGAACGCTCATTACTTAGCTCCTAAGCTGATTATTAGTCCGATGATTGAAACAAGTGCGGCTGAAAGTCCGGTGTAGGCAATCTTCTCGATCCAGGCAAGTCGAGCCAAAGTCAATTCTACTTCTCTCAGTCTGTCTGGCACGTCGTCCAAGTGATCTAGCTTTTCGAGAATCTTGATAAGGGTCTCACCATGCTCGAGCTGCTTTGCGTAAATAGCGTTCTGAGTAATTCGAACACCAGTTGTTTCCTCGGCCATTACTCTGCTTCGGGTTCAGTTGCCTCTAGTGAAGCTAGGTATTCTTGGTAGTCCCTATTGCCTAGGTCGCTAGGAATTAGAGCTCCATCAGACCGTAGAACATTCCTAATTAGTTCACCGGTTATCAGGTCAGTCGTCTCAAATAATTCGTAAGTAAACTCGTTCATTTTTATAACTCCGCTTCTGCTTTGTATTGATACGCAAGCATTCCTGAATCTGGGTTACTTCCCCATGAAGTGCCTGAAAAGTTTCCGTTGAAACCCCAAACGCGACCAGCCATAGCAGCAACCGATGTTGACTTAACCGCAGAACCCCCATTGTAAAGTGTGACCTGACCTGCTGATGCGTCATGTGCGTAAAATGTCAAAGTAGGAGCTACACGCATTTGTGTCGGGAATAAACGGTTTGCATAAGCGTTGCCAGTAAACCCACCAGAAGAAGTGCCACCATAGACAGTATCTAGGGTTCCGGTGCCACCCGAACTGTCCTGGTAATAACGCTGGCAGGCAGCAAGCTCACCTTCGACGCTGTCTGCATTGCGTCTGAATGTGGTTGCTGTTGAACCTGATTCAAGTTGAACTTTTGAAAGAGTTCTAGTGCCACCTGAAGCAGTAAACTCGACTTCAACGTTAGCCAAGCCGTCCAGGGTGACAGTAATTGGAGACGCCGCATAAGAAGGTGGAGTTGCTCCTGTGTTGTAAACACGCCCGGTTGCAGTTCCAGTCCAACTTAAGGTGTAAGTTCCAGCAGGCAAGTTTGCTCTCTCAACAATTTGCTCGATGCTGCCACCCGAGTTGATGGTGACTTCTTGGCCCTGTGGGGCTGAAGTGTAAGTAAGTGTCGTGTTGGTAAATGTAGATTTCCAGCGATCAAAACCATAAGCTCCCGAAGCTAAGTTTGCAGCTGAAACATAAGCTCGCTGGTTTATCTCAAAAGCACCGTTGATAAGAATGTTGCCGGTTCCAACGGTCGAGCTGACCAAGTTAGTCCAAGCTGATCCGTTCCAGAATTGGTAAGTGTTGGTGTCCTCTAAGTAAGTAACCATTCCCTCGATTGGGGATGTGATTGCTGATGATCGAGCTGTTGAGTTGCTAAACACAATGACCGACTGGTTCATTAGGTTGTCGTTTACCTCAGATGCTTGTAAAACGCTTCCGTTTGTAAATACTTTGTAAGCCACTAGGCTTCCTTCCATAATTCAAGAGTTGTGAACCAGTTATTCACGTCAATCTCATGGCTGACGCGAATTATTGTGTAGTATCCTACAATGTCCAACTGGTTAGTAGTATAGCTGACGCCTACGAGAGTTCCCGGTGTAAACACCGCGGCAGCCGTAAGATCTCCAAGCCTGTCTTTGGCTGGAGTGACTACCTGGCTTACTAGCTTTTGGGGAGCTTGAATGTAAACAGCTGTGGCCCATCTAGCTAATTCACTAGCGTCAGTAGTGTTTATTGATACATCGATTGCTGATTCTCCATAGAGGTCAATCGAATCCTGATCCTTGCGGAATACAAAAGTTGTGTCATCTGAAGTCAAAGCAACCTTTAGGGAGTTATAAACGGCATCCGCATCTGAAGCCACGTTTATTTCGGCCAAGCATAAGTGGTATGGGTCGGATGAATGGTTGTTGCCAACGACGTAAGTTGTCGGGGTTCCGCTGGAAGATGCAGGTCTAGGAATAACTGTAAGCTCTTCGGTCTCCTGGTCAATCCAAACAATCGCCAGCCCAACATCGATAGCGTCATTGATTACATCTGGAACTAAAACGTTGTCAATCTGCACAGCTGGGATGCGTCCGACAGTTGGTAAAGAACTAGAGGATAAGCCAACACCGGTTTCAAGGGCAATTAGCTCAAAGACTTCATCTGTAGTTGCATAGCCGGCCGGTAGTCCTGTGGTGTCCCAATCTGAGATTCTAAGGTTTACCAAAGACTTGTAAATGTCATAAGCCGTAATTTGAATTAGGTTTGGGCCAAGAGGGTAATAGGTGACGTTGATAGTGTCGATGTAACCAACAAATAGCACCCGATCAATTTCGGGCGAATCTAGGCGAACCCTAATCTTTGTATTAGCTCTAACGTTTTTGTTTACGGTTGGATCTAATTCATAGCTTTGAAGAGTTAGGTTTGCTGTGGCTGGCTCCGGCTGGAAGTAAATTGCGTCATTGATTGAGCCACCGATTGAAAGAACTGCGTTCGAGGTTTCGCATTTAACGTCCTGCCACTTGAGTCCTGAGCTTGGGGCCAAAACATCTTCTCCACCAAGTAAAGAGATGCCTAGAACAAACTCGCCATAGCCACCCAAAACATCATCTGATCCAAGCGTGCTTATTCCAAGGATAAAGCTATTGCCATCCTCATCCGGAAGTAAAAACTCGACAATTAGATTGTCTTGAAGGCTAAAGTTGCTTATCAATTTCTAATAGCATTCCTAAGAGCTGTGCCGGTTAGAATCGGGGCTCCTCCAACTTTGGTTCCCTTGTTTACTGCATTGGCAATCTCTTTAGCTGTGACGTTTCCCTTATTTATGTTGATTGTAACATTCTTTGGGCTAGTAGTTGGAGCAGAGCTTTGAGGGGTAGAGATTTTGCCCGGCAATACTGCAGGCTGATATCCGGAGATTCCAACCAAGCCAGTTGAAATTGTATTGACTAGATCTGCAAATGTTCTAAAGATTGGGAAAGCGTTTTTGAACCCCTGAACCATTAGGTCAATAGTTTTAACTATGCCCTCGAGGATGCCTGATAGAACTACAAAGAATCCAACAAAGCCTGATGCTTCAGGCCCGGTTGTAATGCCAAAGAGCTTAGCCAGGGAAACACCTAAGTCTCCGAAAGATTTGTTTAGAGAGGCAAAGGCTTTCTGAACTTGCTCACTACTTAATGCTTTGTTTAGAACACTAAAGAAGTTTTGGACTTTGGGAAGTATTTGAACTATTGACCTGGCAAAAGCTTCAACCAGGGGAACTACCAGCGTTCCAAGTGATTCAGAGATTTCGCCCAAAGCAACATTGAGTCTTTGGTAGGGATCTAGGTTCGCTGCCTTCTCGGCGCTTCCAGCGAATAGACGCTCGAGCTCTGCTAGTGGATCGGAAGCTCCCTTGATTGCCGGGGCAAGTCTCTCAAGAGCTCCAGTAGTTCCATCTGGCCCAACTGCTCGCGATAGTGCCTTTACAACAACATCAAGGCTTTTACCGGTTCCAGCTGAAACGTCGAGCGCTAGGCTCATCAGCTTTGTCGATTTCTCTACATCGCCAGTAGCTCGGGCTAGCTGGGCAAAGGCTGGTCTTAGAGTGTCATCTGCTACAGCTGCCTGAATCGACATTTTGCTAATGGCTTTTTCAACCGAGCTAATTTGAGCGTTGTTTGCCCCGGTTGTATTTTTTAGCGCTGTGGCTAATAGTCCTTGGCTTTTAGCATCCTCGACGGCAGCTTTAGAAGCTTGCTCAAGCTCTCTAGCAATAAAAGCAAAAGATAAACCGACACCGATTGTTGCAAAAGCTTTACCAATGCCAGAGCTAATTCTTTTGGCAGCGCCCTGCATTCCTTGCAGTTGCTTGTTAGCTCCTTGTGTGGCAGCCGTCAGTTTCTTAAACTCACCAAGGATTTCAACATTGAGAACTAAGCTCATTGATCAATACCATCTTCCAAAACTTTTAGGAAGGCCGCGAACTCTGCCATTGTTAGAGCTTTATACTCCGAAGGGCTAATGTTAAACGCTTGACAAAAGCCAGCCATTCTTTGAGCTGCTTGCTTCCTTATTCTTTTTTTGCTTCATCACCCTCGACCATGGCTAACGCCTGGCTAAGTGTGAACTTGCTTGCTTCCTCGATTGTAAACTTGGGGTTATCCCTTTTCATTACGACCCAGATAAAGCTCTTTAGTGCCTTTCCTTTAGGCTTGCCGGTGCCAAAGGCTTGATCAATGCTCTCGCCAGTTAGGTTCTCGATGATTTCTACTTCTTCGAGAGTTAGGCTTTCAAAGTCAAAGCTGTTCATTCTGTGGGTATTCCTTTCGTGGATTTGCTTGCTATTAGTTTATCTAAACTTCTGTAGTAGTTCTGGTAAACCTCATCGCGCGTAATGCCCAAAGCCTTTACAAAGAATGGCTGTGGCTTTATGTTGCGCTTAAACCAACCCCAATGGATCGGATTAGCATATGGAACTGATTTGTTATTACCTGCGGACACCGATACCCGGTTCAAAGCCTTAGAAACCCTAATGCTATTGCGTAGGGCTCCCGATCTAACCGGGGCTAAAGCTCGGGCCTGACCTGCAACCAACTCACCGGCTTCAGAGCCGGCTGCCTTTATCTCAGCAGCCGGAACTCCGATAGCCTGGAGAGCCTTTATAGCCTGTTTGAGCCCTGCTACTTTGATGCCAGCAGGATCAGCCATGGCTAAGCGGTTGTGTCTACTGTGACACCGTAGAAGATGTCTGAAGCTGGGGTGTGAGGTGTGTTTACTACGGTTAAGGTTACGCTGAATACAGCTGTCTCGTTGCTTACCAAAGCTAGCGGAGGAATCTGGTCGAATCTAACAGTTCCGGTGTAGTGAGGCTGGCTCGAGGACGCAACTGCGTTTCCATTAGGTGCGATAGTAAATACTGCAGTTGAACCGAAGTTGTCCCATAGAACGCGGTAAAGGCTTGCAGCCTCTCCCGATACGATTCCGTCTAGCTGAAGTGACCATTGACCACCGACGCGAACCTCACAGAAGGTCTGAACATCGCCAGGAGCGTCATCGAGAGTTAGTTGAACAAGGTTAGCGTCACACGCGTATTCGGTTGCGCCAAACTTGAAGAGGATGTTTTGTGCTTTGATTCTGGTTGAAGCCGGCATGGGCTACCTTTCTAAATTGTTAAATCGAGCTGACAATAAATGTTCGCTGACAAGTATTCAGCATTGTTGGTCTGTAAATTGTAAGGCTGATTGACGGATGTAATGCGAACATAAGTCAAAGGCTCAATCGCGTTCAATGTATCTTCGATTAGCTGATCTAGGTTTTCAGTTGCCTTCTTGTTAGTAGCGGTAGAAGCTACCAAAACTAACTCGATGCCCAAGCTCCATTCCCCAAACTGTGCTGTTTGAAGATAAGGCTGAGCTGCGTTTAGAAGAACAATTGGAGGAGTGATTCGCTCTGGAATGTATTCCAAAACGTTCAAACCTGCATCAGTTAGCTCGAGCTTGAACTCGACCTTGGCTGCATTGATTTCACTCATACGCCGTAGCCTGTGTAAGGCATAAGTAATGGATAAACGGCATTCATTGGATCCTTGGCAACTCTGATAGGGGCACCATCAAAGCTGGCGAATTGAGCCACTCCGTTAGGAGCTGAGCGACGGTGGAAGAGCTCCGAGCTTGCGATGAGAATTGACTGATCCTTGATTGCAGCTGGAATGCTTACAATCTGACCAATGTATCTCTCAACTAATGCTGTGCCCGAAGTAAGACATTCCTGAGGGAATGTAGTCTCTTCGGTTCCAACATAAGCCTGGAACTCTGCCAACGTCACTGCCATTTTAGATTCCTACTAAACGATGTCTAGTTTGACCAAAGCGTCTGCGAATGGGATGGTAATCGCCATGTAGCCGTAAACGCTGATTGAGTCGGTCAAGGTTGTAATGTCACCTGAGGAAAGTCTAACCGGTGCACCTGGAGACTCGAGAGTCTGAATTGCTGCACTGTTAGCCATGTAGCCTAGGTTGGCTCCGAATGCTGGGTCTACAATAATTGGCAAACCGAATATCTGGCCGGCTAGACCTGGGATATTAGCTGATCCAATGTTGTTAACTCCTGGGCCATCTACTACGACGATTGGACGGCCATCTTCACCTGCTGCTTGTAGAAGCTTCTTGTAAGCGCCAGTTCCAACCATGATCGCCTCTGGGCGAAGTCCGGTCTCTGTAAAGATAAACGCCGATGCATCTGCGATTCCACCGATAAGCGCTTCGCTTGTTAGTGCTGATACATCGAAGGTTTTACCTGCGTAGTTCTGGGCCTCAATTAGGTCTACTACTGCGTTGTTGGTTGTGTTCGCGTAAGCAATAGATAGAGCGCGAAGTGCGGTGTCTAGGTAGTTTACGGATGAACGCTCAATGGTCTGACGGCTCATTGAAGTGTATCCACCGTAGGTAATTACGTTAGCTGATACTGAATCAATGGTCAGGTTTCCAAAAGCAAGTTCTTCATTCTCAGGGTTCTGAACGCCAACTGTAAGAGTGTTTGCAGATACCTGTGCATACTCAACGGTTAGACCGGCTGCTGGAAGAGCTGCGCGAGAGAATGCTGAGAGTGTTGGGCGGTTGGTGTTGATTAGGTTATCAATGTATCCCAAGAAGCCTGGAAGGGCTACTGTGTCTGCTGAAGTTGAAGCAGCGCGGGCTAGGGCCTTTGCGTCTTCGTCTCCGTCTAGAAGCGCCTTAGCGAACTGACCCTGAGAGCGGAACTTGTGTGTTGCTGGTGTTGCGGTCTCGACTGATTTGCCCGCTTCAATGACTCGGCGCAGTTCTGCAACCTCATCCTGAACGGAGCGAACGTCAAGTTCAATGTTGTCTGACATTGTTTCACTTTCTGTTTCGATAGGAGTCTCATCAGCTAGCTCTGCTTCGCTGCGGACTTCGGTTATTTTTGCGCCTTCAAAGGCAGGGAACGGAACTACTGAAACCTCTTTGAGATCTACTAGCTCCCTAACAATCGTTTGGCCTTCTTTACGATCTACAACCGGAAAGAAACCAACCGAAAAGCGATTCAGAACATCGTCCTGAAGTAATGTGTAAACTTCGTTGCCTCGGGGAG